TGAGTTATTTCAATATGGCAACAAAGGTGAAGATGACACTTTCAAGTCTTTTCACTTCACTTCATTCGACAATCCGCTACTTGACCCTAAAGAAATTGAGGCAGCTAAGAAGAGTATGTCCTCATTTGCTTTCAGGCAGGAATTTATGGCTTCATTCGAGGCTGGAGGCGGTGCATTATTCAAAGAAGAGTGGATAAAATTTGATGAGGATGAGCCTGATGATGGAGACTTTTACATCGCAGTTGACCTTGCTGGTTTCGAGGCTGAAGGATCAATTGGTGTTAAGAATAAAAGATTGGATAGCACTGCGATTTCCATAGTTAAAGCCAACGACAAGGGTTGGTGGGTCGCAGAAATCATCTATGGTAGGTGGGATGTCAAGGAAACAGCAAAGAAAATCTTCGATGCTGTTAAAAAGTATGAGCCTGTGGCAGTCGGTATCGAAAAAGGTATCGCTAGACAAGCTGTTATGCCCTACCTAAGCGACATTATGAAGCGAACTCAGACATTCTTCAGGGTGGATGAGCTTTCTCACGGTAACAAGAAGAAGACAGATCGTATCGTATGGGCGCTGCAAGGGCGTTTTGAGAATGGATACGTAAAACTTAACAAAGGCGACTGGAACGCAGAGTTCCTAGACCAGCTTTTTCAATTTCCCAACAGTTTAGTACACGACGACTTACCTGACTCGCTCTCCTACATTGAGCAACTTGCAAAAGTTTCTTATGTGTTGGACTACGAGGAAGAAGAATACGAGTATTTAGACGCAGTATCAGGATATTAACATGGACGATAACGATAAATTTACAGACCAAAAGGTCGAGTCGTGGGTTATGGACAAGGTGGAGCAATGGCGCGACCACTACAGTTCAAACTACGAAGAAAAGTTTGACGAGTACTACCGTCTATGGCGTGGTATTTGGTCAGCGGAAGACAAGACTCGTGAGAGTGAGCGTTCTCGACTGATTTCTCCTGCCCTCCAACAAGCCGTTGAGAGTTCAGTGGCTGAAGTTGAGGAAGCTACCTTCGGTCGTGGTAAGTGGTTTGACATTCGTGACGACCGCAAAGACCAAGACAAGCAGGACATCGCCTATTTACGCGAACAACTGACTGAAGACTTCCAATTCACCAAGACACGTAAGGCTGTTGCTGAGTGTATCTTGAATGCCTCTGTATTTGGTACTGGTATTGGCGAACTTGTCCTTGAAGAGATCAAGGAAATGAAGCCTGCTACTCAGCCAATCATGGATGGTGCGATGCAAGCGGTTGGTGTTAACATCGAAGACCGTGTGGTTGTCAAGCTACGACCCATCCTGCCTCAGAACTTTCTAATTGACCCTGTTGCTTCCTCTATCGAAGAGGCGCTAGGCGTTGCAATTGACGAGTTTGTTCCTAAACACCAAGTTGAAATGGGGATCGAAAGTGGTATCTATCGCGATGTTGATATTGAGTCTGCCCCTACTGACACAGACATTGAAGCTGACAAAGAGCTATCAACGTTTGATGAAGATAAAGTCCGACTAACCAAATACTATGGTTTGGTTCCTCGTCACCTCTACGTCGATGCGATGATGGAGTCTGAAGATGACGAGCTTTCTGAAGAGCTAGACTCAGAAGAAGACAAAAGCGACGAAGAAGGGTACGTCGAAGTCATCATGGTTATTGCCAATGGCGAAACCCTGTTGAAGATCGAAGAAAACCCCTACATGATGCAAGACCGTCCAGTAGTCGCATTCCCTTGGGATGTGGTTCCGGGTCGTTTCTGGGGTCGTGGTATCTGTGAGAAGGGTTATAACAGCCAGAAGGCGCTAGATGCTGAGCTACGTGCTCGTATTGATGCTCTAGCACTCACCGTACACCCCATGATGGCTATGGATGCTTCTCGTATGCCTAGGGGAGCGAAACTAGAGGTACGTCCGGGTAAGACAATCCTTACCAATGGCAACCCCGCTGAAATTTTACAACCGTTTAAGTTCGGCAACTTAGACCAAGTTACCTTTGCTCAAGCTGGTGAACTACAAAAGATGGTTCAGATGGCGACAGGCGCTATTGATGCTGCTGGTATCCCCGGTACTATCAATGGTGACGCTGCTGCTGGTGCTGTAAGTATGTCAATGGGAGCAATCATCAAGCGCCACAAGCGTACATTGATTAACTTCCAAGAGAGTTTCCTCATCCCTATGATTGAGAAGACTGCGTGGCGTTATATGCAGTTTGACCCAGACAACTATCCTGTCTCAGATTACAAGTTTGTGCCTTCTTCCTCTTTGGGTGTTATTGCCCGTGAGTATGAGGTAACACAATTGGTTCAGTTGCTACAAACCCTTGGTCAGAATAGCCCCATGTACCCGATGTTGGTATCTGCGGTTATTGACAACATGGGTCTGTCTAATCGTGAAGAGCTTATGGCTCAGTTGGCTCAGGTTTCTCAGCCTGACCCCGCAGCACAAGAAGCTGCTCAGCAGCAACAACAGCTACAACTTGCCGTTGCTCAGGCGCAGTTGCAATTGGTGCAGGCTCAGACGATGGAAGCTCAGGCTCGTGCCCAGAAGTATTCAATCGAAGCTCAGTTGGAGCCAGAAGTGGTTAAGGCTAAGATGGCAGCAGCTATCTCTACCAACCTCCAAGCTGGTAGTGCTGACGATGCAGAGTTTGAGAAGCGTGCAAAGATTGCCGATCTCATGCTAAAGGAAGCAGACATCAAGAGTAACGAGCGCATTGCAGTGATGCAGATGCAAAATAGGAAGCAATAACACTTGACAAAATTGTAAAAGTGTGGTATAATAGCAACATCTCTCCACGATATGAAAGGATAAAGAGATGGACAAAGAGTTACAAGAGTATTACGAAACATTACTAGATTTGTTTTCCTCAAAAGGGTGGAAGCAATATATCGAAGACATCTCCGACAATATGGAAATTCTTCAGGATATTACTACCATCCCAGATGAAAAGCAATTCTGGTTCCGTAGAGGACAAATAGAAGCGGTACAGCGAGTTCTCTCTTACGAGTCAGCGATTAAAAACAGCTACGAGGACTTTGAGAGGGAAGTGAATGCCTAAGCGTATCTATGAGTTTATCTGCGGAGATGACCACCTCACAGAGGCTTACATTGATTCTGAATTAAGAACAACCAATTGTAAGGTGTGTGGTCAACCTGCTATTCGTATTGTTAGCAAGCCGATGGTCAAACTTGAGGGCGTGACTGGAGACTTCCCGGGAGCAGCGATGCAATGGGAACGCAAGCGAAACGAGAAGATGGCGCAGGAAAGAAAGAGTGCCGCCGAATAGGCATAAGCACATAATTATATTCCACAATGCTTATTAGCACGGAGAGTTTAATGGCAACATTTATTGACGAAGGCGACGAATCGCTACAAAACGAAGAAGAGTTTTCATCTATCGAGGATGAACAAGTACAGGATAACCCCACAGAGGAGCCTGAACAACAAGACGAAGAAGATGACATTCCTGATAAGTATAAGGGCAAGTCTGTTAAAGACATTGTTCGTATGCATCAAGAAGCCGAACGCGCAATCGGCAAGCAAGGGAGTGAAGTCGGTGAACTTCGACGAATTGTAGATGACTTTGTACGTGCCCAAACCGTCACAAAACAACAACAAGCCCCAGAAGTCGAGGAAGAGGTAGATTTCTTTACCGACCCCGACAAAGCTATTGCAAGGGCTATCGAAAAGCATCCGAAGGTGCGACAAGCGGAAGAGCTGTCGGCACAAATGAAGAAGGCTGAAGCGTTAGCCAACCTGAAACAAGCTCACCCTGATTTTACTGAAGTCGTCAATGACGGTAGCTTCGCTGAATGGGTTAACAAAAGTAAGGTACGTCAAGAGCTATTTAGTCGAGCTGACCGCAGTTACGATTTTGACGCAGCGCATGAGTTGCTCACCACTTGGAAAGAACGAACTCAGGTGGTCAACCAGACAAAGGCAGTCGAACAAGTACAGCGTAAGCAAGCAGTTAAAAGCGCAGCCACTGGGTCATCCAAGGGTAGCGGTGAAACTGCAAGTAAGAAAACCTATCGCAGAGCCGACATCATCGAACTCATGCGTACAAACCCTGACCGCTATGAACAGCTTGCACCAGAAATTATGCAGGCATACGCGGAGGGTCGTGTTAAATAATCATTCTGAAAGGTAATTTTTAAAATGGCAACTTCTACTTTCCCAGCTAACGGTGGTTTTACAACTAACACCACTGCTGCTGCTTTTATCCCTGAATTGTGGTCTGACGAAATCATCGCAGCCTACAAACAAAACCTCGTTATGGCAAACCTCGTCTCTAAGATGTCCTTCAAGGGCAAAAAGGGCGACACATTGCACATTCCTAAGCCCAGCCGTGGCGCTGCTTCTACCAAAGCTGCTGGTACTGCTGTTACTCTCCAAAACGAGACAGCCACACAAGTCGATGTGTTGGTTAACAAGCACTATGAATATAGCCGCTTGATTGAAGACATCACCGAAGTTCAGGCTTTGGCTTCAATGCGTAAGTTCTACACTGCTGACGCTGGCTACGCTTTGGCTAAGCAAGTTGACACCGACCTGATTCAATTGGGTCGTGGTGTACAAGGCGGTGACGGTACTGTCGCTTATGACAAGGCTGTGATCGGTGGTGATGGCTCTACTCTGTACACTGGTGCTAACGAGTCTGCAATCACTGACGCTGGTATTCGCCGTATCATCCAGACTTTGGACGATGCTGATGTACCTATGGACGGTCGTGTGTTGGTGTTGCCTCCTGTCGCTCGTAACGTGATGTTGGGCTTGGCTCGTTTCACTGAGCAGGCTTTCGTTGGTGATGGCTCTAGCATTCGCAACGGCGAAATCGGTAACGTCTACGGCGTGAAGGTTTATGTCTCTACCAACTGCGAGACTGCCACTGGTGACGCTCGTGTCGGTATGATGTTCCACAAGGACGCTTTCGTGTTGGCTGAGCAAATGGGCGTTCGCTCACAGACTCAGTACAAGCAAGAGTTCTTGGGCACATTGTTCACCTCTGATATGCTGTATGGCGTAAAAGAGTTGCGTGATGAAGCTGCTGTTGCAATCGCAATGCCAGCCTAATTAGGTTGATGGGGGACTTCTTAGGGAGTCTCCCTTCTTTGTTAAAGGGTTTTTGTTAGAACCTTTCAACAAGGGAATAAGGAATTAACATGGCAATATATCGTGGGATTGGCGGTGCTGGTGACAGTACTACTGACGCTACCGTAACTGCTGTCACTCAGCAAGCGGTTAATGCAGCTGCTTCAGCTACGTCAGCGGCTTCTAGTGCTTCTACTGCTACTACCAAAGCTGCTGCTGCTTCTGCTAGTGCCTCTAGTGCTTCTACCAGTGCTAATAACGCAGCTTCAAGTGCTTCAGCAGCAAGTACCAGTGCAACTAACGCTTTAGCTAGTGAAGTAGCCGCAGCAGCATCAGAGGAAGCCGCAGGAGCCTCAGAAACAGCCGCTGCTGCATCCGAAAGCGCAGCCGCTACCTCAGAGTCTAACGCAGCTTCTAGCGCCTCTAGCGCCTCTTCTAGCGCGTCTGCTGCATCATCTAGTGCTACGGCAGCACAAGACGCACAAACAGCGGCAGAGGCAGCTCAAGTAGCTGCTGAACTTGCACTAGACAGCTTTGATGATGTATATTTAGGGGCTAAGGCTTCAGAACCTACACTGGACAATGATGGTGATGCACTTGTTGAGGGTGCTCTCTATTATGACACTGTTATTGGTAGTTTGCGTATTTTCAAAAGTTCCGCTTGGTTCTCTTTGACAGATAGCGGTTCAGGTCTGTTACTTGCTTCGGCTAACTTATCTGATTTAGAAGACGCAGCCACAGCACGTACAAATCTTGGTTTAGGTACAGCGGCTACCACAGCCTCTACTGACTATGCCACGGCAGCTCAGGGTGCTCTAGCGGATACAGCAGTTCAACCAGCAGATATTACAGGGTGGGCGAGTGAAACTTATGTTGACACAGCTGTTGCAAACCTAGTAGATTCTGCTCCTGCCGCACTGGACACGCTTAATGAGTTGGCAGCGGCTCTAGGGGATGACGCTAACTTCTCCACCACTGTTACCACCTCTATTGGCACTAAGTGGACACAGGACAATACAAAGATTTCCAACTGGGACACTGCTTACGGTTGGGGTGACCACGCTGCTGAAGGTTATGCGACATACCCAACACAAACAGGCAATGGTGGTAAGTATCTAACAACTGATGGCTCTGCAACCTCATGGGCTACGGTTGATGCTTTACCTGCTCAAACGGGTAATAGCGGTAAGTATTTGACAACAGATGGGTCTACGGCATCATGGGAGTTGATTGTTGCACTACCTGACCAAACAGGCAACGCGGGTAAATTTTTAACAACGGATGGAACTAATGCTTCATGGACTACGACCATTGATGGAGGAACATTTTAATGGCTAACACAATTATTATCAAGAACAGTACCACAGCTGGTTCTGTTCCCGGCACTGGAGATGTAGACGTAGGTGAACTTGCGTTAAACGTTGAAGATAGGAAGATGTACACAAAGAACAGCGGTGGTTCTGTTGTTCAAGTCGGTGGTGGTGCTACAGGCGCGGGTACTGATGACATCTTCTATGAGAATGGTCAAACTGTTACAAGCGATTACACCATTACAAGTGGTAAAAATGCTATGAGCACTGGAGCTATTACGATTGACTCTGGTGTTACAGTTACAGTTCCTAGCGGTAGTCGCTGGATTATTATCTAAGGGGTAGACATGAGTATTATTTTAGATGGAACAGCAGGTATTACACTGCCTGATGCCTCTGGCGGTTACTTATTTGGCGGTATAGAGTACCTAACCACTGGTACTGCTGCAATTTACACAACACCAACAGGTGCTCGAGCCTTATATGTGGAAGCTGTTGGTGGCGGCGGTGGTGGCGGTGGTGTAGATGGCGATGGTGCTAACGGTGCTGGCGGTGGTGGCGGTGGTGGCGGTGGTTACTGTGCAAAATTAATTACAAGCCCTTCTGCATCTTATACCTACACAATCGGCGCTGGAGGAGCAGGTAGTGCGGCGGGGGTTTATGGTGGTTCCGGCGGGGGCACCACAACATTTACAGATGGGGCATTAACTTTAACTGCAAATGGAGCCTTAGCAGGTGGTGGCATCTCAGCAGCTGCATCCAACACTTATTATCAAGGCGCCACAGGCGGCGGCGCAAGTGGTGGAGATATTAATGTAGTAGGGGGAACGGGAGGTGGTCGTTCCCGTGGCGATTTTGCCCAGTACGTTGGTGGTACTGGCGGGGATTCAATGTTTGGTCCGGGTCCTCTCGGAGGACAAGCGTCAAATGGTGCTAATAATGGAGTAGCCGCAGTAAACTATGGCGCAGGTGGCTCTGGTGGTGCGGTAGAGGACTCTACGGCTAACAGGGGTGGTGGCGCTGGTCACCATGGCGTGATAAGAATTACGGTGTATTACTAATATGAAAACAGTTATTTTAAATTCAGATGGTGTTGTGGTTAATGTTGGCGTAGGCGAACCTAGCAACGCAGCACCTGCCGGTATGACTTACGTGGTGGTTGATGAATCAGTGTGGGTTGGTACTGGTTTTATGCAGGCTGCTGATGGCAGTTTTTATGACCCAAACCCATCGGAGGATGATGTATGAGCAATATAGCAATCAAAGGCGCTGCAACAGGCACAGGGGTTTTCACCCTTGAGTCACCAGCGACCAATACAGATAGAACGCTTGTGTTGCCTGATGAGGCGGGGACAATTGATACATTGCAACGGGCTGGTAATGTGCTTCAGGTGGTTCAAGCAGAAACAGAAGCAGCTGTGGCTACAACTAGCACAAGTTTTGTGACTACAACTTTAACAGCCTCTATAACCCCAAGTAGTGCATCTAACAAAGTTTTAGTGCTTGTTGCTGCCGAAGGTTTTGCAGGGGGTTACGGTGAAGCGGCAGTATATACTGTATTTAGAGGAACTACTGCTGGAACAGATTTAGGAGGTGCCGCCAATTGGGGTTTTGCTCTTGTGTACGGAAACGCTTCACTCGTAGGGGGTTCGGTTTCAATAAATTATTTAGATAGCCCATCCACTACAAGTAGTCAAACGTACACCTTAGCTATGCGTTCTAATGGTGGGGCTGCTGTATCTATGAACGGTAATAACCAAAAATCAACAATTACACTTATGGAGATTGCGGCATGAAATTACACGATGCAATTTACCAATTAAATCCAACGGTTGTAACAATCCGTAATGACGTTGCCTATGATGCCAACGAGCAAGTCGTGTCCTATGACCTA